CCACTTCAAGGTCATCGCCAAGATCGAGGCCGCCGTCCTCCGCGGCGGGCTGTTTGCGATGGCCACGCCCCGCGGCTTCGGCAAGACGACCCTCTGCGAGACGGCCTGCCTCTGGGCGCTCCTCACAGGCACGCATCCGTTCGTGTACCTGATCGGCAGCAGCGAAGATCATGCGCAGGTAATGCTCAACGACCTCAAGACCAATCTGACCACCAACGACCTCCTGCTGGCTGACTTCCCCGAAGTCATCTACCCGATTCGCAAGCTGGAGAACCAGACGCGCCGCTGCGCCGGCCAACTTCATCACGGCCAGCCAACGCTGATCGGCTGGGGCGCCGACGAGATCATTCTGCCGGCCATCCCCGGCAGCAGAGCCGCGGGCGCCATCGTGCGGGTGACGGGCATCACCGGCAACATCCGCGGAGCAATCCACACCCGCCCCAGCGGCGAGAGCATCCGCCCCAGCCTGGTCATCATCGACGACCCGCAAACCGACCAGAGCGCCCGCAGCCCCAGTCAGTGCGCCCAGCGCGAAGCGATCATCAGCGGCGCCGTGCTCGGACTGGCCGGCCCAGGGCGAAAAATCGCCGCCGTCATGCCCTGCACCGTCATCCGCAAGGGGGACCTGGCCGACACCATCCTCGACCGCGAGAAACACCCCGAATGGCAGGGCGAGCGGACGAAGATGGTTTACGCCTTCCCGACCGACACCAAGCTATGGGCGGAGTACGCCCGCTTGCGCTCCGACAGCCTCCGCAACGATGGTGACGGCCGCGAGGCCACCGAGTTCTACCGCCAGCATCGCGAGGCGATGGACGCCGGCGCGGTAGTCGCCTGGCCGGCCCGCTATAACTCCGATGAACTCTCCGCCGTGCAGCACGCGATGAACCTGCGCCTTCGCAGCGAGGCCGCGTTCTTCGCCGAATACCAGAACGAGCCGCTGCCCGATCGCGTGGACGACGCGGAGCTAATGACCGCCGAAACCATCGCCGCCAAGACCAACGGCCATGCCCGCGGACGCATTCCCCTGGGCGCCGGGCACCTCACGGCGTTTGTGGACGTCCAGGCCACCCTGCTCTACTGGCTGGTTGCCGCCTGGGAGGACGACTTCACCGGCTATATCGTGGACTACGGCGCCTACCCCGAACAGCGCCGGGCTTATTTCACCCTCCGTGATGCCAAGCGGACGCTGCTGACGGCCGCCAGGGGTGCCGGCCAGGAAGGCGCCATCTACGCCGGCCTGGAGGCGCTGACGGGCAGCCTGCTGGCCCGCGAATGGCGGAGAGATGACGGCGCCGCCATGAAGATCGAACGCTGCCTCATCGACGCCAACTGGGGAAACAGCACCGACGTGATCTACCAGTTCTGCCGGCAGAGCGCCCACGCGGCCATTCTCATGCCCAGCCACGGGCGCTACGTCGGGGCGTCGAGCGTGCCGTTCTCCGAGTACAGGCGGAAGCCCGGGGACCGCGTGGGCCTGCACTGGCGCATCCCGAGCGTTCAGGGCCGCCGGGCAGTGCGCCACGTGGTGATCGACACCAACTACTGGAAGAGCTTCGTTCACGCGCGGCTGGCCGTGGCGATGGGCGACCGCGGCTGCCTGTCGCTCTTTACGCCCGGCCGGGGCGAAGACCACCGGCTCCTGGCCGACCACCTCACCGCCGAGTACCGCGTGCGCACGGAAGGCCGCGGGCGGACGGTGGACGAGTGGAAGCTGCGGGCCGCGGGGCTGGACAACCACTGGCTCGACTGCCTCGTGGGCAACGCCGTCGCCGCCTCGATCCTCGGCGCGCTGCTGCCGGGCACGGACGCGCGGCCCGCACCGCGGCCGCGGATCAGGTTGTCGCAGTTGCAGAGGGAGCGAGCATGAGGCTGCGCACCACGACACCGCCGGCCGAGCCGGGTCTGGTCTGCCCCAGGTGCGGCTGTCGCCACTTCGCGGTCGTGTATACCCGGCCGGCGCCGCGGGCCATCTGCCGCCGGCGGGAGTGTCGGCATTGCGGCTTTCGCATCCTGACCAGAGAGCGCCTGTGGGGCGAGGAAGACCCGCCGCCGGAGGCCGGCCGGGCGTCGTGATACCACCGGTCGTTACACCGGTGGAACAACTCTACGGCGATGCTCACGGCGGCCGGCCCCACCGTCGATTACATGATTGTGGTGGCCGTGCCGACACAGGACCCCGACATCCTGATCGCCAAGCACATGGCGTTTGCCCGCAAGCTGGCTTTCCGCCTGGCACGGACACTACCGCCGGCCGCCGACGTCGACGCCCTGGAATCCGACGCCATGCTCGGCCTGGTCCAGGCCGCTCGAACCTTCGACCCAGGGCGGGGCGCGTCCTTCGCCACCTACGCATACCTCCGCATCAGCGGCGCCATGCTCGATGGCCTTCGCGAGCGCCACTACCTCCGCCAGGGCGACGCCCCTCTGGCCGTCGTCTCCCTGAGCAAGCCCGTATGCCGCGACGAAGACGGACGGCCCGCCACCCTCGGCGACGTGCTGCCAACCCGCGAAGAGCCGGTGGGCGCCGAAGCCGAGACACGCGAAACCATCGCCGCCATGCTGCGGCGCGCCGGCCCGCGGGACGCCAAGGACCTGGAGGATCACTACCTCCACGGTATCCCCCAGAAAGACATCGCCGCGCGGCGGGGACTATCCCCCTCGCGCATTTCCCAGCGGTTCAAGGCCGCGCGCCTCAGGCTTCAGAGGTTGAATGGACATGGCTGAGGAACTCAACGACACGATCCGTCAGAACGCCGCCGGCCCCAGGCGCGCCAAGGGCGACAGCGCCGAGATGGAGCAGCATTCGCTCTCCGACCAGATCGCCGCCGACCGCTACCTGGCCAGCAAGAAAGCCGCCCAGGGCAAGGGGCTGGGCGTAAAGTTCGCCAAGCTCTTACCGCCGGGGACCGCCTGAACCATGTTCCAGTGGCTACGTAACATCACGGGCGGAGGCCAAGGTCATACTCCGCAGACGCTTTGCGCCCGGCCGACCAGGGCGAAGCTGATCCGCGCCCGCTTCGATGCCGCGACGACGAATGATGAGAACCGCCGTCACTGGGCCAACGCCGACGGCCTGTCGGCCGACGCCGCCGCGTCGGCGGCAGTCCGCCGGACGCTCCGCAACCGCGCCCGCTACGAGGTGGCCAACAATTCTTACGCCCGGGGCATCGTGCTGACGCTCGCCAACGACACCATCGGCACGGGCCCGCGCCTCCAGATGCTCACCGGAAGCGACCAGGCCAACGACGAGATCGAGCACGAGTTCGACCGCTGGGCCCACGAGATCGCCCTGGCCGAGAAGCTCCGCACCATGCGGATGGCCCGGGCGCAGGACGGCGAAGCGTTCGCCATCCTGGTCAACAACCCCGTGCTCGACCATCCGGTCAAGCTCGACCTGCGGCTCATCGAGGCCGACCAGGTGGCCAGCCCGGATGCTCATCTGCTTGATCCGCGCGAGGTGGACGGCATCGTCCTGGACGCCTACGGCAACCCGGTGGCCTACCACGTCCTGAAACACCATCCCGGCAACGGCACATGGGGCACAAGCGACGAGTATCGCACGATCCCCGCCTCGCACGTGATCCATGTCTTTCGCCAGGACCGGCCGGGCCAGCACCGGGGCATCCCGGAGATCACGCCCGCGCTGCCGCTGTTCGCCCAACTGCGGCGGTTCACGCTGGCGGTCCTGGGCGCTGCCGAGGCGGCGGCCGACTTCGCAGGCATCCTCTACACCGACGCCCCGGCCAACGGCGAGGCCGAGCAGGTCGAGCCGATGGACCTCGTGGAGCTCGAGCGGAACATGCTCCTGACCATGCCGGGCGGCTGGAAGATGTCGCAGGTCGAGCCGATGCAGCCGGCGACGACCTACGCCGAGTTCAAGAAGGAAATCCTCAACGAGATCGCCCGCTGCCTGAACATGCCCTACAACGTCGCGGCGGGCAATTCGTCGGGCTACAACTACGCCTCCGGCCGCCTCGACCACCAGACCTACTACAAGTCCATCCGCGTGGACCAAGCCTTCATGGCCGAGAAGGTCCTGGACCGCGTGCTCGCCGCGTGGCTGTGGGAATACGCCCTGGAGGCCGGCAGACAGTTCGTCTTCGATTCGGCGGGGCCGATTGGCGGGCGCGTGCTGCCCGACCACCAGTGGTTTTGGGACGGGATGGAGCACGTGGACCCGGCCAAGGAGGCGTCGGCCCAGGAGACGCGGCTCAAGAACCACACCACGACGCTGGCTCACGAATACTCGAAACAGGGCCGGGACTGGCAAGACGCGCTGCGGCAGCGGGGCAAGGAAGTTGCGCTCATGCGCGAACTGGGATTGACCGACGCCAGCGCGAAGCCCTCCGCTGCACCGCGGCTTCCCCTGGAGGAATCAGATACGGATGAGGCGAGGCTTGGCGCGGACGGGCCAGGCGGGGCATGGCGAGGCTGGGCGAGGCAAGGCATGGCGAGGTCTTCCGGCGGACGGATTGAGGAGGAAGGATAATGCCCTATCCGTCGGAGCATGCCGCACGCCTGAAGGACCCGTCGCGTTACGAGAGGTTCCGCAGGGAAAACGACAAGTTCGGCCCGGGCATCCACGCCATCTGGGGCATCACCGCCGACGGCAAGGCCGAGCTCCAGGCCATCCGCTTCGACGCCCAGCAGTTCAGCGTGGACGAGGCCAAGGCGTGGCTCAAGGAACATGGCCACAAGCCCATTCTCTTTGAACCGGCATCCGAGAAGGCCGAGGGTTCGGCGGAGTTGATGGTCGGTCATGGTGATGAGTTCATCGTCATCGAGGCCGCCTCCGGCGACGGGCCGCCCAACCGCATCCGCGTGATGGGCGTGGCCTACTCGGGCGGCAAGATGCGCCTG